CCTCCCATCCGCAGCGTATCGATAGCGCACTTTTCCTAGCCTCACAAAACTCCCGATGTCACTCCCCGCAACCGTAAACGACATCCGCGTTCCCCTGGCCCGCAGATTGAAGAACGTGCTCGCCTGATTGACCGTATATGGCCCATAGGAGAGCGGCGTCTGCGACGCATAATCATTGATGACATTCACTGTGATCTGCACTTGCGCCGTCTGCGATCCGGCGTAAGTGCCAAACTTGAAGTCGGGTCGAATTTCATCGACGAATGCGACCTCTTCGCCTTCCGAGATGTAGAAGTATCCCGTGGTGAACGAGTAGGCAAGCGGGCTTCCGTCCGCATCCGGCGAGGTTTCGTGCTGGTAGACAACCCCCGTAGGAGTAGTTCCAAGCGGAGGACCGAGAATAGTCTGGTCGGTCCAAGCAGATCGTGCGTATGATCCGTAATCCCAGGGTCCATTGGGCTCCGTCAGGTTGAACTTGACATAGGAATCATTCTCACCGTTTACGCTCGCCAGCGAGGGGAAAGCCCAGCCGGCCTCGTCGAAAGGCGTGTTCGGGAGCGCCCGCACATTGGCGGCATAAGCGGTGTTGAGGTTCTGAAACACGAAGTCCCAGACCGGGCATTGCATCACGGAAACGCCATTCGTGTTGTACTGGTAGAAGTTGGTCTGACCCATCCAGTAGACATTCCCGCGCAAAGCCTGCGCGGCGTGGCTCGAAATCGCCCCAGCACCGACTCCGATTCGGTTGAATCCAAATACAAATGGAGGCCCCTGGTAGTTCATGGCCCACAAATCGAGGTCGGTCCACAACAGGTTTTGGTTCCCCACAGCCGCACCAGCCATCAACTTGGACCCATTCGGGATGCGATATGATCCGGCCTGGTTAGTGACGAGCGGCGTGAACACGGTGAAGTCGCCGACCGTCGACCACTTGACCAAGAGCGGGTCTTGCTCGATCCCCAGCCCTTCCGCCGCGGTCGAGCCCCAACACACCAAAATCTGCTCGGCCATCGAGACGAAGATGCCGCCGTTGAAGGGAGGCGCCGTCGATATCAGCCCCGCATTGGTGAATCCACCCGTGGGATCGTATAGATAGACGCCCCCTCCCATCGGGCAGGCGAGATAGAGTTGGCCCCAATTGTCCGAGGTCCAATCGGTTGCCGTGATTTCCGTTCCGGTCTGGTCAGAACTCGAGCCGGAGCCGGTGCCGTAACCTCCCGATCCGTAGCCTCCCGTGCCGTATCCAGATCCCGCAGCCGGCGGCCCGATCTGAATGTAATAGACCAGTTGCACATTGCCGCCGTTCATCCCGAACGAGCCGGCCGCACTCGCCTGGTTCGGCAGCGTGATTTTGAAGTTGTTGGCGTCGACAACGGTCGAGACCGTATAGCCGCCTTGTATGGTTACTCCGTTGCCTGTAGTGGAAGCCGGGAACACGGCGGTATTGCCGACCGCGAGGCCGTGCGAATTGAGCAGCACCGAGACCAGCGCCGAGCCAGACGTGGTGGTGAACACCGGCACCGCGCCGCCATTGGTGACTCCGGCCGCACCATTGGTCGCAGCCGTGATCGTGTACGAGGTCGCCGAGATGATGGAAACGATCGGATATAGCCCGGAGAGGATAATTCCATCAACCGATACTGGGGTATTGAACAGAACCGAATCATAGGTGGTGACGTTGAAGATGCCCGTGTCGGTCACCGTGACCGTGGGCGAGCCCATCGTTGTCGTGAAATTCGGCGCGGGATTAGTCGTCAACGTCTGCGGGGTGATATCATTGAACGAGCCCGAAGTGATGATGCCCAACTGCGTCGTGGTGCCGACGCCGAGATGATTGGTGCCGTTCAAGTCCTCCCAGGCATGGAGATCGCGCGGCACTCCCGCGACAGCAAAGGGGTAGTATTTCTGCCAGCCGCCGAGCTTTTGCGCGAGACCAGCCTTGAACCTGATAAATTGGCTCTGATTGTATCCTGCGCCCTGTACGGTGGGCGTCCGTTCGACATCAACGCCGGGAACGAGGGTAAGCTCTCCGTAACTCATTTATTTAACTTATGTTTTTATGAGCGGGAGAAAGGACACGATGGTCGGCTGCATGTTCGCACCGACACCAGTTCCGCCGGTAGCGATGGTCACGGAAATGCCAGTCGTTGCGGTGCCGGTCCTGGTGGTGATCGCGTTCGTGTTGTTGGAGCTGGTCACGCCGCCGCTCGATCCGGCAATCTGGCTAAAAGAGATCGTGTGGCCATGACCGGGATCGGAGACGTTCGCAACGTGAATATGCGCCCCCACGTTCTGGTCGCCCCCGCCAGCGCCCATCGCTTGTCCATTGATGCCGCTGACTGCCGAAGTGACCCGCAGCGAATAGGTGCCGGGGCCATTGGTATCCAATGCAATGCGGGCGCGGTTGCGCTCGTCTGGCACGCCGAAGGTGGTGATGCCGTTGCCGCCGAAGGACGAACCGAGCACAGCCGCAAGCGCCGGGTAAGTTGCGGCGGAATAGATGGTGCCGTCCTTGATGAGATAGGGCTGCACCGTGCAGGCCGTCATCCATGCTGGCAGCGACGTAACACCATGAAGGTCGTAGGCAGTCCCCGGATCAGGAGCGTTGACGAAGTCCATCGACGTTCCGTCGAAGAAAATCTGCGACTTCTTGCCGGGAGGGATGCCGACGACGTTTCCGCCCCCGGAGGATGCCGCAGCGGATACATAGAACGACCCAACCGTGCATTGGTTATCGACGATCCAGAACCCCGGCATGGTGAACTGAAGGACATTGTTTCCGGTCAATGTGCCGGTGAGCTTGATGCAGGCATTCTGCTGCTGAAAGGGGCCGGGACTCGGCGTCACGGAGCCGGAAGGAGCGGTCAGGGTGATCGTGCTCGCCGCGGCAAGGCTCAAGGTGACCATGCCGCCGAGGATGCCGTCGATGGCGACGAAGTTCGGATTGAGCGCGGCCGTACCCCACGCAGCGACGAGATCTCCTGTGTTGGCTACAGTGAAATTTCGGTTCACTGTCAATGGCTCTACCACATCTTGACTCCCAGTCTGTTCTGAGCTACTGGTTTGTAGGTAGCTCAGGAGGTATCATCTATGGGAAAAATTCGTGATCTGCAGGGAAAACGCTTTGGACGACTTGCCGTTGTAACAAGGGCACCAAACAAGCCAGGTTGCGTGAACGCGATTTGGGTTTGCCAATGCGATTGCGGCACGATCAAAAACATTCGCGCCGATGTACTTATCCGGGAAGATTCAACTAGCTGCGGATGCTATCAGCGCGAGATATCATCTAAACGATTGACGACTCACGGGATGTCGCTAACGCCAGAGTTTTCCATATGGGGGACGATGATCAGAAGGTGCCATAATCAAGATCATCCTAGTTACAAACACCACGGCGCGAGAGGTATAATCGTATGCGAGCGCTGGCGCTATAGCTTCGAGAACTTCTACGACGACATGGGGCAAAGACCGTCAAAAAAACACTCTATCGACAGGATAGATAACAACGGCCCATACTCTCCAGAAAATTGTCGATGGGCCACATCTCGCACTCAATCCAGAAACACCAGTTACAATCGCATGGTGGAAATGGATGGAGTTTCATTTTGCGTCGCTGACTGGTGCGACATGATGGGCGTTAGTCGTCATAGGCCTTATGATATGAAGTACTGGAACAAGAGAAGCGGCATCAAGACGATAGAAGAGGCGCTCCGGGTCCTGTATGACGAATGGAAAGCGGAATCCTGGCCGTGATTTCCGTTCCGGTGTCGCCTGCGTTGTCAGCGGTCAGGGATTAAGCACGGCGACCAAGTCCGTCACAGCGCTCGGCGGGGCCACTACCGCTTGAACGATTACGGTCGCCACATTGCTGCGAGCCGATACGTGACCCGTGGTGTCGACCACATCGATCGTGAAATCGTGCTGGCCAACGTCAAGCGTACCGGTCGTAAATGTCGTGGCAGATCCGGTTTGACCAATAGGTCCGGACGATCCGTCAAACACATCAACGCGCTGAATGTCGGTTACGGCCAATGTCGAGCCGTCCGTGCGGGTGGTGGGTAGAGTCCAAGTCAGGGTTGCGGTTGCCACTGTGATTCTCCTTAGATGGGGCCAAGTCCAAAAGAAACGCCATACAGTCGTATAACTAAGACGCGCCGTCAGATTTGTGACAGCACGGGGCGGAAACACTCTGTGTCTGGTCACGTCCTCTCCGGCGTTGCCTGCGGCGCCGGCTGCTTGCTCGACCATCCCGCCATGTTGAATTTCTTGCGCTGTTCCTCGGTCTGGGCCGAAGCCATGAGTTGGTCGTAATGCGATTGCCAGCTCACTGCCATTTTAGGATCGTCCATCTGCGCCCCGAAGTTTTTCATGTAGCCGGAGGCAAACACCATCGACGCGGCGATGAACAGATCGGGGAAATACCATGACAGCAGCGTGGTCGCATTGGTGGTCGAGATCGCCGCCGGCCGCACCGTGCCGGTCACCTCGACCGTATAAGCCTGATCAGGCCATGGCCCGACCAAGATGGTCGTCTGCGTCACCATCCCGAAATACTGCGGCACGCTCGATCCGGTCGCACTGGGCCACAGCGCATCAAGGGCATCATTGCCGATCGGCAGCAGTGGATTGCGCGTTGCGTTTGCCGATGACGACGCGAGCGGCGTCCACACATTGATGCGGTTGACGACGACGACTGTGCCGTTGGCCGAGGGAAGGTCGAACGTCCGCTGCCCCGTGGTGAACGTTCCGGTCTGTGTCGTGTTGGTGTTGAGCAGATCGAGTTCGCGATAAAGCCTCTGTTCGGCGTCATCGATGATATTGGGCAACACCGTCACGAAGTTCGGATCGCTCGCGGAATCGACCGGCATGAGATTGACCAGCGAGGCGACATAGGTCGTGTAGTTCAGCATCAGCCCTGCAGCTCCACCGCCTCGATCATCGCGCCGCTGGCGTTGTCAAACGTCGTCGGGAAATAAGCCGTCCCCGAAGCGACCGCAATTTGCGCGATATAAGATGTGGCCGCCGCCGATCCGGGCGCGTCCGTCCAAGTCAGGTTCACCGGCAGCGGATGGTTGGCGAGAATCCCCTGAATGGACTTGACCCCACCGACCGCGGTGGCGCCTCGAACAATGCGCAAGGCGCTATTCGCTATGGTGCCGTTGCTCTGGGCAATGTTTCCGTCGACCGTCACGCGGACCAGATTAGGCGCCGAGGTCGGAGTGATGCTCACCTGTACGATGGTCGACGTGAAGTTCGTGGTGCTCAAGGCCGTGAATTGCGTGGTGGTGAAGAACGTCTGCGCCTGCACCACATCGCCGGGCTTCTTGTTTCCAGGTCCGAACACTTGCAGCGTGGTCGGGGTCGAGGCGTAGGTTCCCGCGGTCGCCAACCCAGCCCCATAGTCGAGCACACCGACGATGCGGAAAGGCTTCGACGACGCCGTCGTCCCAGGATTGGTGTAAAAGGTTCCCAAGCTCGTCGCCGAACCGCTGATCGCACTCGACGAGCCGAAGATCGCTTCATTGAGCGGATAGATGCTCGAGCCGCCGGCCGTTCCAGAACTGCAATTGATAATGGCCGGCAACGGCACGCCGCCGCCATCGAACAGCACGAGATAGAGCCGGAAGGGTGCCGAATTGGCAGAACCGAACGTCGCCCCGCTGGTGGGCGTCGTGTAGGTCAGGGTGCCGGTGATCTGCCGCCAAGCGATGTCTCCCGTCGCCAGGGTCGAATCCCGGAACGGGATCAGTATCGGATTGGCGGCGGTCGCCGTTGCCAAACTGTTCTGGACGAGACTGATCGTCAGCGCGCCACCAGCAACCGAGCAGGTAATCCCGAGATTGATCGGCATTTCCAAACCGGCGGGCGGCGCCGAGGTCGAAATTGCCACCAGCCCCGTGGTCGCGATCGTGGCTCCGGCGAGGCCAAATCCGGTCGTGAAGCTCGATACCGCCGTTGTGAATGTGGGAGTACCGCCATTGCCGGCGAGGAAAGTCCCGGCCGCGCCCTGCGCCGTAATCCCGACCGTGTTGGTGCCGTTTCCGAATACGATGCCGTTCTGGGTCAGGATCGTCGTGTTGGTGCCGCCGCCCGAGACCGAGAGAACCGCATAGGCCGGCGCCGCTGTGGGGCCTCCTGACACCAAGGGCAGCGCCGTGGCACCCGTTGCCGAGATGCCGACCGTCGAGGTGCCGTTGCCGTAGAGCACCCCGAACGCGGTCAGGATGGTGGTGCCGGTGCCCCCGCCGGGGACCGTAAGTACCGCGAAGGCCGGCGCGATCGCGGTCCCGTTGCCGACCAGCGGCCAAGCCGTGGTGCCGGCCGCGGTGATACCGATGGTCGATGTGCCTTGGCCGTAAGGGATACCGAACGCGGTCAGCGTCGTGGTATTGGTCCCGCCGCCGGGAACCGTGAGCACGGCAAAGCCGGGAGGCGAGGTCGTGCCGTTGCCGACCAAAGGCAGCGCCGCCGTCGCGACACCAGACACCTGGATCGCGGATGTCCCGTTTCCGATCAGGACGCGGTTGGTGGTGAACGACGAGGCCTGGAATGGACCTGGCAGAAAGGTGCTGGACAGCGCGCCGAAAACGAGCCCAGTGCCCCCGCCATTGACCTGAAGAACCTGGTTTGCCCCAGAGGCGACGATATCAGCCACATCCGCGATGGCCGATCCGGCGACGCCAATGACAGACAGGGCCGCGCCTTGGCGGATAGCCGCATTCTGGACGGCATGGCCACCCATTTGGGTTGAGCCGATGCCGCCGGTCGCAACCCCGACCGCCACCGTCGTCGAGCCGGTGAGGAAGATACTGGTGCCGGCCGACACAAACGACGTGATGTCGAACCAATTGTCATCGAAATTGGTTCCGGAATTCTTGGCAAGGATTTGCCCGGTCGCGCCGCCGGGAGGGATATTGCCGGTCGGAATCGAAAGCGCGCCGATCGAGCAAGAGAATGGCAATCCCGTGGACTTGTCCATGAAGGCGATCAGGTCGTCCGTCGTCGGATTCTGATTGCCGAGCGCACCCGCGATCTTCGGAAGATCGGTCAGGAATATCCTGCCGGATGTAGCAGATGTCGCCGTGACAGAACTGGCGATCTCCAACGCCTCGCCCCCGGTAAACGGGAGCGCATCCGGCTGATATGGCGGCAGCGCCGGGATTGTGCCGGGAGTGGCGACCATTTAATGCTCACCCGAATCCGCTGGAGAATCCAGACGAAAACGCCCTCGGCGTCGCCGGAGGAGAAGTCGTTCCAGTAGCCGTGTCCTGAAGATTGGATTCAAGCCGCGAGGTCCCATCCAACTGAAGCCGGATCGTTCCGTCCTGCTGGTAGCGGTATTGATGTTCATCGATGTAATAGGCTTCCGGCCTGGCGTTGACGATGCCTACGGGATCGGGCGGCAGTAAGATCGTGCCGAGCTGCCGTTGCGGCTGGTCGAGACACCACTCGCAGACGATGTGACGCGTATTTATCAGGCGGACGCCGCGCCACTCGTATTGCCAGATGAACTTGTAGAGGTTGCCGACAAAACCACAGCGCTCACACGTAGCCCAAGCCCGCGGCGCGGACGCATCCGTTTCCGTCATTCGCGGATGCGGGCGCATCGCCTATCTCCGGTAATACGAATTGAGCGCAGGAGAGAACGTCACCGGCACGTTTTCGGTGTCCTGAGTCCCGGCGTAACCCCACGCCTCGTCATAGTCGGCCTTGCGCTGCGCCTCCAGCGTCGGCGCATAGACCCGCGCCAGACGCCTCGCCAACCCGGCCACCAGAACGCCGAGCCACCGATAAGGCAGGTTCGGCGTTTCCCCCGAGGTCAAATTCGCGTCCTGCAACTGCACGCAGGAATAGAAATTGAGCGTGTACGGGCCGCCATTGTCAGGCACCGGCCACAGCGTCACGGTCGGAGAAATCAGCCGATCAAACCAATACGAGGTCGGTCTGCCCTGCGTCTGCTTGTTTCCGAGCGAGGCATACTCGGTCCGGCTCATCGGCGTGATGTAGGTGTCGGTCTGATTCGAAGTACCATTGTTCAAACTGACGTAGGCGTCGAGGATCATCACCGTCTGGGGTGTGATGCTGTAGGTTGCCGTTCTCTGCGTCAGGGTGATCGACGTTCCGTCCGTGGAGCTTGGCGAAACAACAGACCACAGATTCACCTGTCTGTTGGACAACTCTACAAAGAGATCATTCAGCTCCCGGCGCGCGGTGAGCATATGCTCCTGGCGCAGCGCGGGCGCACGAATCTGAATGCGCTCATAGGCGGCCAGGACCGCCTCGCCATTCGACAACGAGTAGGAGAACGTCCCGCTTGATGTCACGGAAGCCCCTTACGGAGAGCCGATCCCGGCTTGAATCACGGTGCCGCGGATTGCGCCGGTCCCGGACGTAACCGTGAACCGCACTGCGGTCACGGGATCGTTGATCGGCCCGTCCAGCGACACCGTCGTCCCGTTAAGGGTCGGATGAATGAACGGCTGCGGATAGGATTGGCCAGACGGTAGATTATTGGGGTCGTCATAGGTATATTCGCAGCGCCACGTCACCGCGGTCGAGGTCGATGTCACAACGCCGGACGCCTCGATATTGGTCGGCGTCACATGCCAGTTCATGATGTTCCACATGGTCGAGCCGGTGGAATTGGTGCCTACCGTGAGGTTGGCTGCGGCCAAAGCCGACAGCGCGATTGATGTGACGATCTTGAAGTCGAGATTGGAGAACGTCGAGCCGCCGTTAGTGAGCAGAAACGCTTCGGAGATTGGAAAGCCCGCGCCGTTGACGCCTTTAATCGTAGCCGTTACGGCCGCGTCATTACCGCTTGATGCGATGACGATGCGGCGCTGCGTGTCCAACAGCGTGGTCGCCAACACCGACGTATAACTCATGAACGTGGTGCCCGGCGCACCCGTTGAAAACAGGAGCGCCGAATTGGCCGCGGCAAGAGTCAGGGTTTGGACATTGGGGAGAGCCATCTAGGAACGTCTCCTACTATCGGCCCTCGTCATGCTGCTTCAGAGAGGGAAACTTGCGGTGAACCTTGGCGCGCACTTGAGCCTTTAGGCTTTCCGAGCCGAACTGCGACACCCTGGAGAGGGCCGCCCGCGCGTGACTCATATCGTGGACCGGATAACTCCGATCAGGCCCTGCGAAGTCCTTCGTCGGCAGCGCGTTGCGCGTCTTGGCGGTCAGGACACTCACGCAGGCGTCCCGCCGTAAGTGTCCTTCGGCGAAGGCGTCGTTTCCGCCGACTTGCTGTGGTGCGCCGAGCTCAGGGGCGATCGATCTGCGCCGACTGCCCCGCCCCGCTTGCGGCCAGGGCGATCCATCCGGTGCTTCGACTTGTGGCCGTCGATGTGGCCGCCATGGGCGCGCTTGACGCGCCCGCCCTTCTTGCGCTCGTCTCCCTTGTCGTAAGGCTCCTTGCCGTGCGCTTCCTTGAGCACGTCGGGATTGCCGGAGACGACCATTCCGGTGCGCCCGCCGGAGGCCTTGTGGTGGCCGTGATGATGGCTGTGATGACCTTTGGCCATGGTGGCGGCCTCCTTTATGCGTTGGTGGTCCCGAACATCTTGGTCAAGTTGTTCGGTGTGGTCTGGTACATCATCGTCGGCGGAAGATTCTGGATGATGGTCAACCGCAGCACGTTGTTCGATGTGGCAATATTTCCGGAGCTGACAGGAGTGCCTGTGCCGATACCAGATAGCAATATCGTGCCGCGCACGTCGCCCGACGTGTTGGTCGCCGCTCCGAACGCCGCCGTCGAGAACCCGACATTGTTGGATACCGCGGTATTTCCCGCCCAGACCTGGACGTGATTCCACTGGTCGAGTACCAGCGGAAACCCGAAATTATCCCCGATGCCGAGATTGTAGTTGACGCCCGTGGT